GGTTGGGGGGAGGGTTGGTATTAGATTTCCGTTATCGTCTACGACTAAAGACTGTGGAAGGGCAAATGCTGGCCGTATTCCTAGGCCGCCACTAGCAAAGGTCCATCCCATTTGGCCGGTGCTGCTAATAAACCAAAAGTATTCGACACTACTCAAATTTGGTGTGCGCGTCCACCAGTCAATAGCAACCCCGGGATCCCACAGCGCTACTCGGCCAGGATTTGGAGATGTTACGACACCCCCAGGAAACATGGCAAACCTTGCACCTATCGGATTAGGCATATTTGAGGCCTGCGTACCCCCTACCTCTGTTACTGATAGTACAAAAACGCGAGTTTGCATACCATTTGCCCCTTGGTGTACAGTACTTCCGCCACGAACAAATGGTATACGACCTTGTATAATCCGATCCCTAATGTTTGCATCGAATGTATTGAGATAGGCTCCATTGAGCCATATATCTGCTTGGCCACCTTGGTAGAGGTGTTCTTCCTGAGAATTCATCGGCCTACCTGTTGAAATTCGCTCACGAACAAGAAATGTAGCGTCCTCAAAGCCTTGATATGCTGCGCTTGGCTGACCTTGGTGGGCTACGAGAAAATTAGTTAGCACCCCACCTTCTCGAAGCCGCACAACACTACCAATTTCTCTTGAACCTAAAGTCTGCATAATACCCCTCCCCTAACACTCAACCCGCCGAAACGGCAGATTCCAAATGCCTTCAATCACCTGTATACCATCCAGATTCTCAAAGGTCATATTCCATGGGTTAGCACCCAATTCGTTAAACAAGCTATCCTCAATCTGCGTCACCCTAGCCGCCAAGCCTGCTATACGCCCGGCATTTATCTGGGCCAGCGCCAAAGCATCAAGGGCATTTTGCGCTGCCTGGTCCCACCTCATCCGTTCTTCCGGTGTTATGTGTATAGCTGTGTTATTTGCATGCGCTACCAACTCAGATATGATTTGGCCTACACTCTCCACCCATTCAGGCGTAACATGCACGCTAGCATCATAGATATGATCCTCCAGCGCCCAGCGCAGGTTCTCCAATGCGTCAACAGTAGCCCAGTCACCAGGCGCTATCTCAATTATGACCTCGGTAGCATTACCAACAGTAAATGTAAATATCGGCGTTAGCTCCATAGGACGCTCTCTAAATGCTGGCATCCACCCGGGGTTTGTAGGCTGGGATAGCCGATAAATAATCTCCCCTTCGTCTGGGTCCATAGCGCAGACCCAAACCTGTGCCACAGGATAGCCCTCATCAAGCGGGGGTATACCGGCGCCTGCATCGCCAAAGTTATCTAAGCGCCCCCTAAGCTTTGCTGTTGCGCCTACTTGGGTGCGGCTGGTGATTGCAAATTCCTGCCGGATGTCGTCTTCAATAAAAACTTGATTAAGTGGGTCGTTACTGGCAACCGCAACGGTTACAATACGGGTTATCTCCAACGGGATTGTGCCGTCCCCTTGCTCTATTTTTGCCGCTAGTACTTGCCCTGCGGTTGTTAGTTTCATGTTTATATCAGCCATTGGGCTTTTCCTCCTCTACATAATGTTCCGCCCATGATTCCAGCATTGCCCCTGCATGGTAGGCGGTTGTATTAGTTGCAAATTCAGTGTCTTCTGCAAAATGCTCTGTTACCACTTCCAACATCGCGCCTGCGTGGTATGTCGCCGCATCTGTGGCAATCTCAAGTTCTTCTATAAAGTGTTCTGCCCATACATCCTGCATTACGCCTGCATGATAGGTGGTATCCGCCTCAATATCCCATTGGAAAACAAACCGCAGCGCCACCCCGCCAGCCTTAACCATTGTGGCTATTGCCAATAAACTGGCATCCGTCGAGAACGGGTTTACATCCTGCAACGTCCAAAACATAGTGGCAGGACTTTCAGTCCGCTCTGAGTAGTAAATAGGCGTTTGCGTCCAAAACATCTTGAGGGCGCGATATACATCTTTATATGTGCCGTTGGATGTATTAAGGAAAATCTTAAATGCCAAGTAGAGCCTATACAGGGCATCATCCATAGGGGCTGTCTGACCGGCCATCTGGCCCATTATCAAGGCATCCATGCGGGACAGCACAACGATATCGCCTATGCCGTCCAGCTGCTTGCCTTCTGCTGTTTGCAGCCACCGCAAGACCCTGAGGGCATAAAAAAACGCGTACAACTCTTCAAGTTGTCGCGCCAATGCCTTCTGAAAAACTGTGATATTTGGCTTTCCTCTAAATTGCTCTAGCAGGTCGTCGTATAGCTTCTGGAAGTAGTCCCACCGGCTATCCACTCAGCACCACCTCTATCCTGGTATCCTCCGTAACGGCCCGTTGCCTAGGAGTTATCGCAACTGGGCCGGTTACATATTGGCCTGCCACAGGCTGCTCTGTTGAGTCGGTAGAGGTGAAGGTGCTGGTTTCGATAAAGCCTATACCCGGTACCGTGGCATATATCCTAGACTCAATAAGCCTTTGCGGGACAATAGACTGTCCCGGTATAACCGTCCGCATTGCCTCAAGGATGATTTGCTGGATCAAGTCAACATAATTTGCCGGTAGTATTTCGCGGGGGTTTAAAGTCAGCACAAGCCTATACCAGGTATAAACATACTCTGGCCGGTTAAACCGTTCTATCATCGGCTCCCCTTCTTCGCCTGGTACAGTTACTTCCACGCTACCAAAGGACTGTATGCCCCCTGCCTTCCGGTCCCGGATTTGCATCGCTATCTCCATGTCGCTGCCGCCATCTACAACAATCTCGATACAGTGGGGCCAGCGGCCATATGCATCTGGGGTATTGGTGTCGTTCTGAAAGGCCGCCACAACGCTTACACCCTGGACATTAAGAAGGATTGCAGACTTGATGCTTTCCAGCATGCGGTTTGACCTGTGGAATATCTTATCTGCATAGGACTGGCGCAACCCCGTATTGGTTTCCCGCAACCGCCCAGCGATATATGGGATAAGGTTTATAACCGATATCAGCCCAGAGCCGGAAACCTGCGTCACAATCTCGGTGATAGTGCCATTTGGCAGAGCTATTTCCCCGTCAACTTCGCTGGCAAAATTGACTATGCTGGTAACGGTTTCTGTCGTGAGGTTTGAACTTAGTATCATGTTATGCTGCCGCTGGATATCTACAGAATCCAGCCTTAGTTGGTTGTTTAAGATATACACCGAAAAATCCGTATCATCTACAGCTGTAAGCAGTCCGTTGAGTATGTCTTCCTCTGTATCTGACGGGCCGCTTGTATATGAATACACTGTGCCGTTGAGTGCAATCGTGTAGATCCCCACGGCCTGGACAGCCGCTATACGCACTCTTGCCCGGTTGAAAGCCCCCCGCGATACCACGGCATTTACGCTTGCCGTAAACTCAATGGTAGGGTTAGTGTTGGTACGTATCCGCGTACCTCTGGGGATTACGGTCCCCTCTATACATTCGCAGTGGATAGGGTAGATAGTAGGCCGGGCATCTTCCCGTGATATCCCGCCAAACTGGACAGCATTGTCCAGGTCTGCATCCTCTGCTGAGTATGGGTACATGGCATAGTAAATATCCTGCCCCAGTTCCCACAACTCCGCTATTTTGTCTGCGAAGGATGTCACTTGGACATTTAGATATGAATTTGGGTTTAGCCGGGTGTTTACTTTCCAGCCTTCGGATAAATCATCGTGTATCTCGTCTATGATTGTATCCAGCCGCTTAATAACAGGGCCTTGCGGGGTTAATCCATATAGCTCCCCCATGGGATAAGCACCTCCTCCCGGAATGTATCGCCGTCTATGTGTATGTTTAGGCTTATGCGGCAATCGCGGGTATTTGCGTTAATGTCTATGTGTACATTTGTAACATCTCGTACTTCACGGACGCTCAACGCTTCGTTGCGCACAATGCGCCGGATACGCATAATGTTTGGATTTTTTACGAAAACTTCCTCAAAGTATGGCACGCCCTTGTCAGGGGCAAATCTCCACTCCTGGAAGAACCATAGAAGGCGGATACGCACTGCCTGCCGTATGCTTTCTGTTAGGGTTATGTCACCCCAATCATTTATGTCTAAGTCGCCATCCCTGGTCAAAAGTATGTCTAGCAAACCACACCGCCCTCCCTGCTAGTTAACCGCCTGCAAATGTATCGCCGCTTGCAGATGTGATAATCCCGCCGCCACCTGGGTACGCTACAGAGTCACCCAAGCGGGCTACACCAATGCCGTTTGCTAGTACCGTTCTAGACGAGGATGAGATATTGCCGGTACCGCAAACTGGGCAGTTATGGACAACACCATCGTTAAGCCTTGCCGTACGGCGCCCGTTGGTTATTACATTGGGGCTACCCTCTACGATGGTGCCAACTACAGGGTTGCCATGGCATATCCCCCCATGGGTATCCCCTACCCTAGCTACTCCTGGCATGTAGTCACCCCTAATTTAGTGATATTAGTGGCGCTTGAACTATTACCTGGCTTGCAGATAGCACCGTTATATCGGATGATGCATTGATATTAATAGTAGTCCCGGCATTAACTGTGACGCTTTTGGCGGCATTAGTAGATATATCGCCATCGGTTTCTACCTCTATTAGCTGGTCGTGCAGTTCAATGAAAGTTTCCGCCCTTTGGATTATGATAGATTTGTTTTCGCAAGCACGTACGACATGTGGATTGGATCGAGCAAAAAACCCAACAATAGCTATCGCGTTGGATATATCAAACCGCAAATCTGTTGGAGATTCTGCACCTGTACGCCATAGATCAAGAGCTTGCTCGGCAATGAATATTAGGCACTCGTCACCCTCATTAATAGCATGGCAGAAAGTAACCGACTGCCCCATGGCCTGCGGAAAAAAGACAGGCACTTCGAAAATATCGGGGAAATCAATTTGGGTGCCATCGGGCTTCATGTACTTTGCTGTAGGGCTAACCCGCGCTTCACATTTATTTGAGTCGAAGGCTACTATCTTGCCTGGGATTACCGTATGGATGTCTCGCAGATAGTCCTGCATTGCCATTTTTAACTCGTGGGTTACTTCTTGTCGCATGACACATGTACTCCTTTGCATAAACAAAACAGCTCCGCCGCGAATGCAATTTCCTAGCATATAAAAAAGCCACCTGGGTAGGTGGCTTAGTATAAGGGGTTAATACAACGAGGGAATTTTTCATATTGCCTAAAAAAGATTATTTTCTACAGCAATAACCGCCAATTCCTCCATACGTTTTACCAATCCCGGCTCCAACGCCAAAATCCAACGCGGAGGTATTTGTGACGCACCATACAATGCCCCCGCAAGCCCTCCTGTAATGGCTCCTATGGTATCGGTATCGCCTCCAAGGTTTACGGCGTAGATGAGAGTATCCTCAAATGTTTCCATCTCCTGTATGCCCTTTACGGCGTAAATGAGGCCATTGGGCGCATACCCATCTGGACGCAAATTGTGGACAAGGCAAGATACACTACGCCCCTGTAACATGATTATACGTTTACGATCTTCATTGCTTATTTTTGCGTCAATTGCCCTGGCTATAGCTTTAGTAAATGCTGTAACAGCCGTGCGGCTTGCACTATGAGTATGGGTCATACAGCCTATTTTGTCGGCCATTTCGCGACGTTCTGCGCTGTAAAATAGTGCCGGGTATACTGCACGCATTAACGCGCCATTGCCTGCAGTCTGCCCACCTGTTATTTCGTGAACAGTTTGTGCAGCCGCACTCCATTCGTCCCACGAATTCGCCCTGGCATGCCGGGCACGGCCTATAACCGCGCGGCAGCAGTTGCCTACATCTTTGGGGTCGCTGTCCAACCATTCGATAAAACGCCGCCCTATGGCCGGTATTGGGTCGCTAGGGCTTTCAACTATCCCCTCAGCCACGCATAAAGTCATTTGGGTATCGTCGGTTATTTCTCCTGGTGCAAGATTTAGCCAGCCGCCACCTATCATTTCGGTAACAGTGCCGCCGTGAGTATCTTGGATTTCTTCATTGCTCATAAACTCCAATGGGCCACCTAGTGCGTCACCTATGGCAACACCCAACAACGCACCTAACACCCGGTCTTTACATTTCGTCATTTTTTAGCTTATGCCTCCTTCATTGGCGGA